TCTAGGAGGGTGAGCAAGTCACCTTTAGTGAGATATTTCATTTTTAAACTCCAAATAAAGTTCTATCGTCCTTAGCTATTAGTAAGAACCTATTTTCTATAGGTATTAAAACATACCTATTATCAGGACTTGTTACTATTATTCTAGCTTCTGGAATAATATTATTAATCCAAATGATATTATTTATAAAACTACTATGAAGAATATCAGATATAATTAACTGTGCTTGTGTACCTAATTCTAAATTATCAGTAAAAGAACTTACATCTAAGTAGTCAACTAATAATACATTACTCTGGTTTAATTCTATAGTGCTATTAGTATTTGATACTAATAGATTTAGTAAACTTATAGTTATGCCTTGTGAAAGTGCAAACTCTTCTATACTAGAATTTATATTTAGACTATCAATTAGTAAACTATGTGCTTGGTATAATAATACTGGGCTAATTGAATTTGAAGAAGCTAAACTATGTAGTATTAGACTATTAGCTTGAATTAAATCAGCTGTAGTAATTAAATTACTGTTAGCTAAATGATTAACTAGAAGATTTAATCCTTGACTTAGTAGTACATTATCAATTATTTTTGCATTAGTTAAGTTCTGAACTGTTAATGTATATGCTTGGTATAGTAATACTGAACTTATTGAGTTTGAAGAAGCTAAACTCTGTAGTATTAGACTATTAGCTTGAATTAAATCAGCTGTAGTGAGTAAACTACTATTAGCTAAATGATTAACTAGAAGATTTAATCCTTGGCTTAGTAGTATATTATCAATTGTTTTTGCACTAAGCAGATTATTAACCGTTAGCAAGTGCATTGAGTTCTGTGGTCAGCGCAGTTTCTGCACTGGCCTTGTAACCGGATAGAGTGAATTCAGCCATGATTTAACCCCTCAATGCTTTGGCAACAGCCATGTGATCGACGTTACCAAGTCCGGCCTGTTCCACTCGGCTGATTAGCGTATCAGCCAAAGACAGAATCGTCATCTTGTGAACTTCCGTGAAGTCAGGAATCAGTTCTTCAGCCACCAGACCATCAAGCACTTGCGTGAACTTGCCCAGGATCATCGGGTTGGAAAGGTCGAAGATCGGGAAGACTTCCAACGCACGTTTCGCAGCAACACAAGCCGGCTGCGAGCTGGCTTCGATGGCGATCAGCAAATCAACCAACATCAGGTATTGCCGAATGTCATGCGACAACACCTTACCCTTTGCTGGAATGTCTGCACGGTTGAGAATGGCCGCAATCACGCCGTCAGTGCCTGCGGCGATGTGAGGTGCGAGTTCTGCGGCCAGCGGGCCGGATGTTAGTTCTTCTAACAAAGACATAAATTAAGTAGGATCACTAGTTTCACACTTGAAGGTAGGAATTGTTACAGTACCACCAGATGTAAGAGCCTGAGAAGTACAAGTAGTAACTAGCAGTACATTAGTACCATCACAGATTGCTACGTGTGTAGCAGTTCCACTAGCATCAATAGGTACTGCTGCTTTTTGAGCCACAGTAACTTTACGACCATTTGTATCACCATTAGCCTTTGTGAAGTCACCACCTGCCATTACTACATCTGCTAAAGCATAAGTTGTAACTGCCTCTGTACGTGTAGTTGGTTGTGCGGAACATACTGTCATAATAGTACCAGTAGCAATTTTGTCTAGAAGTCCGTCTAGTACTGCGGTTGGGTGTAGATATTTAGCCATTAGCTGATTCTCCTAAAACTGTTATAGACATATCGGTTGGATTAATTGTACTATCTGTTACAACTCTATCGGATTGGCCGATTTGACCTGAAAGGTCCTTCGCCCAGCCGTTTTGGCACCAAGTTAATCCAACTTCATCAGTAACTGTTAGTCTATCTCCAGCTTCTGCATAAAATCCATGGCTACTTAGTTTAGTTTCTAAAATTTCTACTTTCATTTATTTTCTTCCTCATATACCATAGTTTTAGCACGAGCTAAATCTGTATAGTATGCTAGTTTACAGTGTTCTGGTTCCCAAAAACATACAAAATTAATAACTTTTTCCAATTTCCATGATTCTTTAAATGCTCTACCACTAACAGAGTCATTGGCATTACCATTAAATAAAAATACATTTGCAAGCTGACTGAGAGCATCCATACCTCTAACAAAAATATTAGGTCTTAATATTATATTCATTAGTTCCCCCCGTAAATTGTACATCCTCTTCTACAATCTCTCCATTAAAATGCCATAACCATAACCAATCTAGAAATGGTCCAAATTTTTTAGCTTTAATGTTTTCTTCTTTTGTACGAACTAGTTGTGTTACTTTACCTTCTTTGGTTTGATGTAAAAAATGTGGTACAAGATTTAATATATGGTACTTACCACAGCCATGCAGCTCAGCAATTAAACTCTTACGCATTTTTATGTAACCACCATGTTTAATCCACATACTAATAGCATATGTTAAACAATTTCTTGGCTTAAAATACCAACTTTTTTTCATAATGGTAAATGTATAGAAGCCCAAACACCTGCTACGAACATTAAAACAGCTACTAGTATTTTTTCTACAATACCTTCACTTATTTTTCTTTTACTAGCATTAAGTGCTTTTTCTTCTTCTACTTTTCTTTTTGCGAACTCACAGAGTCCACCATTATTTCTTCTAGCTTTAATAAAATCTAATGATTCTGTGTGCTCTACTTTTTTAGCTATTTGCTCATCTACCCACTTATGGTGAGCATCATGAGCATCCGAATGCCCATTAAGTACTATATGTTTAATTTTAGCTTCATCAGATAGTACCTTATCTAATTTATGTGATATATTATCCATACTTCTCATAAGTAACATTAAAACTATACGTTGCCCAGGATCTTGAATAGTAGCTAAAGCATCTAACATATCCTTTTTTAAATCGGTGTCTTCAGTATCTACCATAGGTATCCTTATTGCTTGTTTATTTTGCTATATACTACGCGTAATATATAGCAAAATGGGGGCCGAAGCCCCCATCTATATAATTACCTAAAGATTAGGCTGTCCAACGGAATACTGAAACACCGTTACCTTCAACGCTAGAGATTTGTTGGAATCCTAGACGCTGTGAAGCAACGATTAGACGTTGTTGATTTTCTACAGAATAATCAGACTCAACACGTAGTCCTTTGTAACGACCAACTAGGAAGTTATTTTGATTAACTAGAACAGCACCAATCTTGGTGGCAGCCTTAGCTTCAAATTCACCACTTAGTACAACTGGAACATTAGCAATAGAACCAACTTGACCAGTTAGTAGGGTAGCACGAGTACCAACCTTATCCATAGTTTGGAAAGAGGTATCGTCTAGTAGATCGTAGTAAACATCATTAGAAACAACGAAAACTAGTTCTGAAGGATTAAGACCGCGGGTACCTAGGGCACGACGCATATCAATCATCTTCTGGATAGTGGCTTTAGCTAGACCAGCACCACCAGAGATAATGTCACCACCAGCAGCGGTTGTGATAATACCTTTAATGGGGTCAGCACCAGCACCAGCACCACGTAGTAGAGCTAGATCCCATGCTTTTGCAGTTCTGCGAACAATAGCGTCACGGATGATAGGTAGTAGAGGAATAATGCTATCGTCTTCTTCTTCAGTACCTAGGAATTCCTTGGTTGCTAGTTTATAAGCAGTTAGGTTGATTTCTTTTACAACGTGGTTCTGAGCAGTACCACTAGATGTAGCAGCCTTATAGCCAGCTTCTAGTACCCAGTTAGCATACCCTGCTTCAGGGTTGACTGGTAGACGCATAACGGGGTTATTCATGCTAATATTCTTATTGAAGATAGGATCAACAATTAGAGCACGACGAATTTCGTCTTGCATATTAGTAGAAACTTCAAGTTCCCAAGTTGCACTAGGAATATGAGCACCGAACTTTTGTACTAGGTCACGGAAAATGGAGGTTTCGGTGATACCTTTATTAGTAGCCTTAGCCATAAGTACAGCAGCTTCTTTTTCAGCATAGCTGATTTTGTCACCAGTTGCTTTTTCATCAAATTGCATCTTGCTCTTTTGTAGAGCTTCGATTTCGCTTGCCTTCTCTGCTAGGGCAGCGCGTAGGTCTTCAACAGCTTTTAGGTTAGTTGCACCAGCAGCTTCTGCATCTTTAATGCGTTTTTCTGCATCAGCTAGTAGCTTCTCAGCACCTGACTGACCAACTTCAATACCTTTGGTTACAGCAGCACTGGTAGCTTCTGCAATCATCTTCTGTAGTTCTTCTTTATCCATAAATTCTTCTTCCTTGGGTTCTTCTACTTCGGGGAGTACCTGAGTCTCTTGCTCTTTAGCAATTTCTTCTAGGGTTTCCTCTGGTGGGTTAAATGATTTTTTAAATTCTAAGTAATCAGCTTCACTATCAAAGCCTTTAGAGACTGAGAATAGACTATCCTGATTTGCCGGAACAGAAACTACACTAACTTCAAGTAGTTCTAGATCTTTAATTACGAAAATATCTGTAGCACTATCGTAATCTGCATCCTTAACTTGGAATCCGATGCTAAAAGCTTTGAGGATTCCTTCTTGTACTAGCTGGTAAATTTCTCCAGCGGCTTTGCTGATTCTAGCAGTGATCTTTAAACCCTTTTCATCAATGGATAAGGATTCTGCTACACCAATCGGTCTAGAGTGGTTGTGGTATGCTAGGATAATTGGATTTAGCTTGTAGTTGTCAATACCACCCTTAGTCCATGCCTCCATTGCAACAACATCACCAACTCTATCTTTCGTAGTAGTGTTGGCATAACCAACAATACGAAGTTCATCTGACTCTCCAGCCTTCTCAACTGAGAAACCAGAGATAAGCTCAAATTTCTTATTTATCTGCATCTTTTTTAGGGGCTCCTCCACCCGGCTCACCTGCTGCGCTACCAGCAATATTTGCAGGTACTCGTAGGTCATCATGCCCCGGTTTGGGGTCGTATCTCAATTCAGCCCTTGCTTCATTTGGACTAATTACTCCACCATTTACAAGCGTGCTATGATACATAGCTTCATCTTTTAAATCTGGCTGGATTGCTGAAACTTTAGAAGCTTCTGGCTCTAGGTCATAACCAAAGAATCTTTCAAAACCAGCATTTACCATTCTAACAAGTGGTAAAATTGTCTCCATATAAAAGAGTCTGAGATTTGGGGTGATATTGGCATTATTACCAGAGCTTATTAGTACTTCTGGAACTCCTAAAGCTACTAGAATTTCTAGGTCTTTAGAAGTTATTGAATCTTTGAAATCTAGCTCGCGGAAGTTTACGTCCGTGATTTTATCTAAGTCTAGTCCGCCATCTAAAATTAGGGGTCTTTTTCCACCCTTAGTTGGAGAGTACTGTGACTGCCAAGACTCTATCATACGAGCTTTAATCTTATCACCAAGTACGTTTGGACTCTTGATCACAAGCCCAGGTACTGCTCCATTCTTGAAGAAGTTACCTTGGAAAGCAGTCATATCACTGCGTACCTTTAAAGTATCAGTAGTCGATTTAAGCCTAGAAGTTCCCATGTATATAGAAGTACTAGAATTATCTGATATGTGCAATACTTCACTAGGTTTAAAGTCTATAATGCCATTATACTTGTAGCCCTTTACATAAATTAAAGGATCTGTTAAGATTTCCATCTGAGATGCCGGTAGATTATAGAGATATACACCATCATAGTATATAAACGCATTACCAGTCAGCACTAGATCTATATAAATAAGTCTACGAAATTTATTAGTATCAATATATGGATTAGGCTGAAAATTAAGTAGGTTTTCTACTTTAGCCTTTCTAGTACCAATTGTTGGTGTTACTAGGCCATTTATCTTTTCTTTTACGTCTACATCGAAGCTAGATGCTCCATTAACAATCATATCAACAGCACGTCTAACAGTAGTTAGGGCGTCATACGCTTGTTCAAAGGTGATAGTATTATCTGCATAAATACTGTCACCCTCATTTCTAGCGATCTCGGCCTGTGCGGGGTTAAATTTTTCTATAATCCAAGACTTAAGTCCCATCTTTACTCCTTATGCAACTTACCGTATTGAATTTTAACCCAGTTAGCTTGTTTTGCTGCTGTATGAAGTGCTGGCTTGGCTCCATAGATTGTATGTAGTTTTACATGGTGACCATTACATAGTGTAACTGCATCTTCGTATAACTCTTTTTCATGTTCAGCAATAAAGGTATCACGATGGAACATCACGTCATCAACATCATCAATAGAGATACCGGTAGTAACTTTCCACTTCTCCCATAGTAGGGTAAGGGACGAGTAGTGGTGAAACTCTAGGTTCTCAGTAGTATCACAGATAGCACAACAAGTACCCTTCGGATACCTAGCTTTAGCTCTATCGCGTACATACTTTATTTCGTCCCGTTTAAGCTCACCTTCTTTTTTATTTGCAGCCAATTTTTATATTCCTCATTTTCAGTATTATACGATAAACAAAATATAAAATCAATTCAATTTTCCTACCATCAGAAACTTCCTACATTAGAACGATAGCTGTACAGAGCGTACCTCAAAGCATCAGCCATGTGAGAATATTTATCATGTACTGGCTTCTCAGTAATCAGAGTTTCCTTTGGGTCCCAGCGGAACTGGTCTAGTGCTGCTAGAAGATGTGTACATTTGGGGTCCACAATTAGTTTTCCTTGCTCGACAATCATCTGAACATATGCAATCCCGTCCAGCACGGACTTAGTTGCATTAATTGTAGAAATATCATGGTTTACAGCCCAATCGTAGCGAGTCTGTTGTGCAGCAGAATCAATGAAGATCATCTGTACATCATACTTATCTTCTAGAGCTTTGCATTCTACGGCGTACTGATCTGTGGTCATATTTGCTTGCTGAAATTCGTCTAGGGCATAGAAGACCTGAGAATCGTAGTCATACCCCAAAACGAGCATGGCGGTAGGATCTTTGAAACCGATATCAAGTCCCATAATTCTTTCAAGATGTTCCCATTTATCCACCGACATGATACACTTATGGTCAAACTTAAAGATCTGTCCTTCGAACACACTAAAGCTAGCCTCAAACTCTTGAGCGAATCGCGAAGCCGGCATAGTTGCACGAGCTTCATTAATGTCATCTTCGCTAGCGCGAGGATTCTCACGATAGTCGGCGTGGATAGAAGCCCATCTAGCAAATGCAGGGATAGAGTTGAATCCATAGTGCCAGTAAGTAGAGAACCAATTATTTCTACCGCGTGGAGTTGAAATAAAAACTGCTTTAGCACTAGGTTTATCAAGTGTGGGACGCAACGCTATCTCAAAGGCTTCTTGCCCGTCCGAAGTTAGTGCAGCCTCATCAAACAGGATAAGGTCATATGACCGGCCAACTACTGAATCAACCTGAGATACAGATCCCATCCGAATTGTAGAACCGTTTTTTAGCTCTATGATTCTATCCTTGGCATTATCGCGTTCGACCTCTAATTTGAAATGATTAATTAGTTTACGTTGCTCTTCAAATGAAATTGACGATAGTGCATAGTTAGGACTCATGATTAATACATGAGAATTAGGAACTAATGTTATTAGCTGACCAATTATATTACATATAGTGGTCTTTCCAACCCGCCTAGATACTGCTCCTACTACAAATCTATATTTAGGATTATTTAATGCGTTAACTAGTGCTATTTGAGGGCCATTAAGCTTTATGCCCAATAAATCAACATATTTCTGAATTGGGAGTTTTATAAACCTATCCTCTACCGGGAACTCAGTAATTTCTGTACTACTAATATCCGGCCTACTAATTTTTAACATACTTCAAACCTATTACATTTACTTAAATTTTCACTAGCAATCAAGTACTGTAAGTTAAATTCACAATGAAGTCCACATACGTTAGCATGGTGTAGAGGTATAATATGATCTACATGATAACCCTCTGGTCGTTGTTTATACATTTGTTTTATCTTTTCTTTATCTGCCCAATTTGGGGTGGCTAGTAGTAGATCTGCTCTACGCTTAGCCGCATGATATGCTATTAATGGTTTATTTTCCTGCCTATACTTTTTTGCCTCTACTAGGATGCTTTCTTTATGTATTTTATAGTAGGACCTAACCTCTTCTTTTACTTTTTCTTTATTTGCTTGATAGTACTTTCTAGCGTAACCTAGGCTTGCTTCATGGTTTTCATAGTACCTTATATTACTATCCTCTCGTGAGCATAGCTTACATGAAGGATTTAGGCCGTGGTACTGCTGAGCACTATTGTTAAACTCTTTTAAGGGTTTTATTTCACCACATTTACTACACTTTTTCTTACCAATTAAAAATAAGAAGAAAGTTATATAGTAAGTATTACCTTTTTCTGACGTTAGCTTCTCATAATGCCCTGTTAAATACTGAGATAGTTTGGAAGATCCGGAATAACCACACTTAGTA